GATTTCTTTAATGCCTGATTTGTTTTAGCAGTTTCTATTGCAGCCTCTATACTTACTTCTTTTAATCCATCAACTACTTTCGTTCCTATTTCTCCTACCTCTGTAATAGCTTCACCAAAATTATTGACAATATCTTTTCCTGCTCCTAATGCAGATTCACCAACTTCTATAATATTTTTCTGAGTTTCAGTTATTGCGAGATTTAATTCTTTTATTGTTTTAGGATCTCCATCACCAAAAATAGATTTTTCCCACATTAATTGTGCTTCCTGTACTGCTAATGTAATTCCATAAAAAGCGAGTTTAAAAGGTGTTAGTGCTATTGTAACAATTCCACTTATAACCTTTCCTAGTGCATCAAAGTTTTCTGTTGCTGAAGAAACACTTTTATAAACATCTACAAAAACACCTACTATTTCATTAAATATAATTTGAGCAGTTTGAAAGATAGTATTTAAACCATCCATCACTTCTTGGTTTTCCTGTATTGCAGAAGAAACAAATTCAAATGCTTTCTGTAATAAGAAAATAATACCTGTAGCCTTAGCTAAAGTCTTAATAGATGCTCCTACCTTTTTAACTCCCTTTGCTCCATCCTTAGCTGATTTCTCAACTTTCTTTAAAGCATCCTCTGTTTTCTTATTAGCAGTTTCTACTTCTTTTTCTAGCTTAGCATATTCTTTCTGAAACTCATCTAAGTTTTTTGCAGCTTCTTTGTATTTTAACTCAAATTCAAATTCTATTTTTTTCGCCATATTATTTTTGTTTTTGTTTGCTTAATAGCTTCTGAAAAAGTTTCTGATAATTTATACTTTCCTTGTGCAATTCTTATGTTTTCCGTTTCTCCTTTTGCAACCTGCAATAGATCTATTATATTTTTAATCATTATGGTAATGTTGTTATAGTTAAAACTGAAGATAAAGCAGATTCTTCTACATCATCATTTAAAGCACTTACATAAAAAGAATAACTTGTATTAGGTGTCAATCCTGTTATCGTAGCACAATATGTACTTGAAATTGGAATAGCAGACACCCTTTGAACAATATTAGATTGTTGCGTACCATTTTGATAAACCTGATAGCTTCGCATAATAACTGCTGAGGTTGATGCATTCCAACAAAATGTAACAGAAGTAGATGTTAGATTTGTAACATTTAATCCTGATGGTGCAGTTGGAATACTAGATACTGATGGACTTACATCGTTTAATAATTCAAACTGAGTTTTACCTGTTGATAGATTAGTAGTTAATGAATTTATCTTATAATTATTTTGACCTAATTGTATTAAGTCATTTAATTTTAAATTGTAATAAATCTTCATAGGAAGATATGCAGTTACCTTTGTAATTCTTCTACTTAAATTAAATACATCCTTTATGTAATTAACATACTTAGTCATAAATAAAGTATCTGTAAAAGATAATGGATTACCAATTTCATTTGCTTGGTATTCGTTTATCTCATTTCCAAAATGTATATTAACTTTACTTGTATTAGAACTTAAAGCTAGTGCATTTGATGGAATATAATATTCATCAATGTCTTCTATACTTGTACTTATTGTATCTCGTATTCTTATTGACGTTCCCCCTGATTGTCTTATAGGATAAAATAATAAAGGTGAGCCAAAATAAGATTCTTGGTTATCATCTACAAAATATCCCCATTGAACATCTGTAGAAGCACCACCATCAACATCATAAAGCCTTTCATATTGCATATGCTCAAAAGGTAATTCTATCGTATATTCTTTTGTAGGTGCATCATAAATATTACCATCTAAAGTATATGACAATGTACCCCATCCTAAGTTATTTATCTGCTCAAATTGTTTTGCTAGAAAAGTTCCTAGACCTTTATATTGAAATTTAACACTTTTAAAAGGTAATGCAACATTTACTGCTGAGGTGCTTGTATCTAAATATTTATCTATATTAATTGGTATCTGTGTTCCTGCATCATAATAACTATCTAAAGTTCTAACTACAATAGTTCCTGAATTATCTACATAAGCAGTTAAATTAAACATTTTAAAAAGACCTGATAGAAATTCCATTATAGTCATTTTAGGCATCTGTTCATTTATATTAAAATCCTTAAAAGCAGTTGTCGTAAAAGTTGCTGCATTAGAATATAACATCTGACCATTAGCACCAAAACCTGTACCCCCTGTAGTCCAACTAACAGACCATTGTATTCCACCAATAGGAAAAACCATAGTAGTAGAAGATGCTATCTGTATTGAATAGGTGCTATCATTCCAAGGCACTATAATTAATTGCTTATTTCCTGTTCCTGTAACTTCTCCTACAATTATAGATCCATCCCTTATTACCCTGATTGTGTATGCATCAGTTGTGTTTGGTGGTGTTACATCTAAATTTAAAAAAGATATGCTATAAGGTGCTTGTGCAGTTAAAGCTAAAATACCATTTGAAACATTAGATGTTAATGGCTGACAATTTGAAACAGGCACACAAGTAGTTGTTCCTAATTCTGTTACCTGAGTAAAATTCTGTAAAACTTGTGATGGTGATTCTACTGATCCTTTCTTTCTATGCAACCATAAAAACAAATTGCTAAAATCCGTATTACTTGGCTTATTAAAAAAATCATTTGAGAAAGTTATTGTCTTACCCCCTGCAAAAGTTTCTGCTTCAATAGCATCTATAATAGCTTGTAATTTTATAGCATACTTAAATTGATTCCATTCAACACCATTTTGATTATGTGTTCCTGTTCCGTGATGTGATATATTATTAATTTTTGATTCAGGATCAAATTGTTGATGACTAGAACTATCGTAAATTAATCTATTTGTGTGAGTGATCAACGGAACAATTATATTTCCACTATTTTCAGCATTCTGTATTGCATCAACTACATCATCAAAACTATAAATCTTATTGTATTGTGCTAAACCACTTAATGAAGATAATTGACTTTCTGCTAAAATATCTTTTAGGTTTATTGTATTTCCAAAAAAAGTAATGTTATAAGTATGTGCTACGTTGTTTTTTAACTTAACACCATTTAATTTTATAGCACCCTGTTTAAAAGGCAAGTCATTTAATTCTAATGTTGCAGGTTGTTTACTTCTCGCATCATAACCCCCATTTATATCAAAATTATAATAATGTTTAAATATCTTATTATTTACACTAGATGCAGGAACGGCAAATGTTTTAGTAAATTCAGTAAATATCTTTCCGATATCCTTAACATTCTGTAAAGTTTGTGTAAGTGAAACTGATTCATCTTTAAATAAATCTACCCTTTGTCCCTCAATGTATAATTGTAGTTTTTGCATCTATCTTATATTGTTTATGTAATCAAATGCTTCTTCAAAGTTTATATTATATTCTATCAATTTATCATTAACAGATGTTTTAAAAGTCATTGTTGAGGTTTTAACATTTACAGGTATTATCTCATTAGAACTAGGATTTGTTTTTATTGGTCTTTCCATCCAAACATATTCTGATAATAGTAATTGTTCAAAGTATTCATTTGCAAACTCAGGATAGTAGCCTGAACTTAAAACGTGAGATTGTTTTGCCTGTGTATTAAACACCTTATTTGGTGCATCACTTATTGAGTAAGTAGCATTTGTATCACTAGGATAGGTTATAGTATTAGATTTAAAATTTTCGTTTGTTCTAGCTATTGATTTTACTTCCTTTAAGAAAAACCATAAATCTTGCTGAGTACCATACTTATTTATAAATATTATTTTTCTTCCTGCTCCATATTTTGTACAATCAATTCTTTTTATTTCAACATTGATTCCCTCTAATGTTACACTTGTATCATTTGCACCAAATGTATCTGCAGATAAACTCGCATCAGTTTCAATATAAGGTATTTCCCCACCTTTACCTGTTGGTACAAATATTGTAAAAGATGCAGGTGATGTATAATTATTAGCAGCTATTAATATAGTTGGCTCTGATCTATTTCCTGTAAAAAATGGATTAACACCTTCCTCAAATGTTCCATAAGATTCAAAGCCTCTATCTGTAAAAGTTGAAGCAGAGCCTACTATTGCACCTGTACCATTTAGCCCTGCATAATTAGTTATAGATGTAACAATAGAAACGTTCTGAGTTATGTAATTACTATCATATTGGATTTCTAAATAATCCCTTGCAAGTTCTGATATATCAAAATTAACTGCAGTTGATGGTGCTACATTTTTTATTAAAGTATATCTTAAAGTCCCATCTATTGTTAAAGTACAAACACTAGATAACACCCCTGTTGCAGGAATTTCTTTATGTTTGAATTGTGGACTTCTTAATGCTATATCTGCCATTGTTTAATTTTTTTGTGCTAATAATATTGAATTTTCAACATCTAACGTAAACGAGTTTATTAATTCTATTGGTAATCTTTCTAATGCAGCTTCAAATGGTTTACTAAAAAACATAGTAGCCTTTATACCTTTATTTTTTATACTATTGGCTAAGATATACCCCATTGATTCATACGTTCCAAATCTTCCTTTTTTATCTCTAGGTTGTAGCTTCCTGTATTTTGCCCACTTAGAAAATATCTTTGTTTTATATTCTAACCCTTTTAAATTACTACTTGCTTTGTAAGAAAATGGTGTGTTCTTATTTTCTAAATAATTGCTTTTAATACCTTTAACCCCTTGGTCTTGAAAAGCACCATAATCTTCCATAAAAAAATCAATGATAAAACCATCACCTGATTCTTCTAACTTGTAACTTAATGAATTATAGAGTTCTTTAGTATAGTTTCTTTTTCCTTTTGTAAGGTTGCTTCTTGACTGCTGAATGATATAATTACCAAACTTTTTTAATTCTTTATCTACTTCATTAAATTCCATTAGCAAATATAAATATCATTATAAATCTGTATATTCATTGTTGCAGTCCATCCTGCTAATTGGTTTTCAAATCTATCATAAAAAGGATCTAAACTTGGGCTACCATCTAACTGATACATATCAGTATGCAGGTTACCCATTCTTAGCTTCTGTATTAACTTATTTAAGACTGCTAATTGAGTGTTTAATATATTCTGAACATCATTGTTACCTGTAAATATATCTGTTGTTTCTAGCTTTGATTGATTAACAATATCACAGGATAAAATACTAATATTAAAATCTAAGGTTTGTTCATTCACAACTACATTATTAACTATAATGTGAGATAATGGGAACATATCCTGCTTCCCTAGATTGATATCTGTAATATCCCCTGTAGTAACCGTATTAACATTTATGTCTGCTAATAGATTCGTTTTAATTGTTTCCGTTAATTGATAAAAACCCCTTATTCCCTGATTGCTCATTTAAAATTCTTTTTAATTTGATTTGCTTCCAACTCTGATTTTTCTTTCATATATTCTAAAGCATATAAGCATTTATGTACGTTTAATTTAGTGATATCTTCAAGTCGTCTAACATCGTTTTGAGCGAGTGCAGAGAAGATGCTTTGATACCATCCATATTTTCTAGAGAAGTTTGCTGATCCATCCAACCTTCCATCTGATGATCCTCCAAACAATCCATCATAACCTTTGATAAGTCTATCCCTAAATTGTACAAAAAAAAAATAGCACCAAAAACGACATCCATAGGGATTTCTTCTATCTTATCTTTTGCATCAACATCATATTCTTTAATAAGGTACTTATCACCTATTTTTTCTTTTATTGGTCTATAAAGAACATTCATAGCAATATGCATATTTTCCCAATCCCCCATATAAGTATCTAGATCTACATATTCACCTAAAGATATTTCATCTAGATTAGGTATTATACCATATTCAATACCTGATAATTTAAATGTTCTTATTAGTTGAGGTTTACTTTCAAACATCTTATTTAAAATGTTCACAATCCTATCTGCATCAGTTAGTTTTAAAAGTCTTACACTTTCTAGATCTAGATTGCAAAATATTTCAATCATTTTACATTGTAAGAAATAAGAATCTTCATTGTTTTCTTGTATTTTAAGAAACTTATTATATTGCTTTAATGATATTTCTGATAGATCACTAGGTATTGTTAATTTTAATTTCATATCTGTATAACGTATTTAATTTAATTTTTTATTTGAATAAAGGTAATAAAAAAAAGGTAGCCATTTCTGACTACCCTTTAACAGATATTGTTATCCCTAAATAACAACATCATATATTTTTAATTCTATAACATACTAGCTTCAAAACAAGTTCCTGAACAATAGCCATCATCTTTTTCTAATGGCTTACCACATTCTGAACATTCGTATTCTTTCTGTTCGTGTGGATTTAAATAATCATACCATTCCATATCTTATAATTTATTTATTTCTTGTTTAACTTTTTCCCAATAAGGATTTCCTCTATTTTCAACATACATTGCTTTAAGTATTTCATCAACACATATCAAAGCACATTGTTTAGCATCGCTTTTATCAGAATTCCAAGAATATTCTTTTACTAATTCTTTTGCTTTTTCTTTTGCTATCATACGTTAAAGATTAAACTTATTAATAATCTACCTAAAAAATAGCTTGGTGCTATAATCAATACTAATGTTTGTAATTTTTTCATCTGTTCTGTTATTAAAATTTATTTCTTGAATTTGCTAATATCTGAAACTTTTCTTTTTGACTACCTAATAATTTACCACAAATAGGGCTAACCTCTGTGTAAACTTCTGTACCTTTTCTTATAGTCTTTTTCTTGTATTTAATATCTTCTTTTAAAGTTTCTAATTTTCTGCCAATATAACCAAATTTTTCTCTAGTTGTAGTTTCTAAAATTTCTTTAGCTACTAATTTGTAACCAATGTAATATTCTTTTGTGTAACCTTTTATTTCAAACATTTGTTCTGTTGTTATAATTAATAATAATACAAATATACATAAATATATTTATTTATTTACAATTTTGTTAATAAAAATTAATTAATTGCATATTTACCGAAGTTTGGTTTACTAATTACTGAATAAGTAGCATACCTGATAGCATCAATTATATGGTTATTTTTATCAATAGGCTTATTAATCATTTTCCCACTTCTATCTTCTTGCCATTTATAGTTTCTAAATTCTTGTATTGCATTATGGCTATCCTTTAGAATATGTATTTTAAATCGTTTTAATAGATCTATTCCTGCATTTACACTATCAGCACCTTTTAAACTTGGTCGTACATTCCAACCCATCCTACGTAGTTCTTCAATCAATCTAGGCTCTGCTGAATCAAAGTATATTGTTTGTCTTTCTATTCCTACTTCTTTCCACTTCTTATGGATATCTATTGTAGTCATTTGAGTTTGATACAAATGTTCTTTAACATAAAGGTCATATTCTTTTCTATAAACAGAAACTAAACTTGTAGGATCATTAGTATATCCTGCATCTGCACCAAAGCTGATAAATTCTGCATCTTCAGGAATTTGATTAACCTCTACATAACTAAATATAGTTGATTTACTGATTCCCTTTATACCAAGTCCGTAGATTTGCCAATATTGTTCGTCAGTATATTTTAGCCTTTCAATTTCTTCTTTAATGCTATCACTAAGGAAGCTATTATCCAAATAAGTAGTAATGTTAAAATCGGCATCTTTTCTTGGTATTACCTTGTCATAAATCCAATGGTATTCATCCGATGGATTAAAGTCAAGAATTATTTTTTCATCTGTTCTAAATATTAATTGTTGCCAATCCTCATAGTCTAATTCATTGGCTTCATTTATAAATAGTAAATTTCTTTTTCTACCTCTAACTTTTTGAGGTTGATCTAAAGAAATAAATTCTACTAGGTTTCCATTTATCTTGTATTCGTGGTTTGATTTATTATGGTTAGCTTCAAAGTAGCAATTATGTATTTTTAATATATCTAAAAAATCCCTCATTACAGATGCTCTAACTGATGGGAATGTTTTTCTACATATTGTTATTGTCTTTCCTGTATTCTTTAACGAATAATGAAATATAATATAAAGCAGGATGTTATATGTCTTTCCTGACCTTGTTCCACCCTGTTCTATTGATATCTTTTTATTAGACTTTAAAAGGTGTTTAAAAACTACGTTAGTCTTTATTTTCAATTATCTCAATTTCAAAGTGTGATGGCATTCCGTCTGCTCCTGTTATTTCTTGTCTTTCTACATAACCCCTTTTCTTGCCTTTTGTCTTTAAATAGAATATAGTTGCTGCAGTTGAGTTTTCAGAAATTTGTTTGTGTAATTGACTTTCTGCAAAGTCTAATGCTACATTTTCTATTTCCTGAACTGCTATTGCAAACATTTCATCTTCCTTTAGCCATTTGTAATATGTGCTTCTTGGTATATCTGCTTTCTTACAAGCAACTGTAACAACCCCTAAACTTTGCTCTAGTGCTGCTAATAGTGATTCTTTTTTAATATGTCTACTTTCGTTCATTATAGATTTAATTTTATTGTAAACTCATTCGCTTTCCTTTTAACATTTGAAATCATAGATGGGTATAATTTAATCAAATCTTTAATAGCTTTTTTTTCCATCTGAATAGTTCTATAATCTTTACATCCACCATCTTTTCCCCAATGGTCATTTTCCCAATGCAAATATCTTATAGCTAAAATTCCACCTTTGTCTTTTATATGTCTTAAGCAAATTTCATAATCTTCTTTAACAGGAAAATTTTCATCAAAGTAATATTCCCCATCATTTATTATTCCCATCAAAGATGCAGTAACATAACTTCTAGTTAAAATAGGTTTATAAGGATATGTTCCTCTAGGTGAACTTTCAGTTCTTGTTCCCCAAATTTTATACCCCATTTGTTCGCTTAGATCAAAAAACTTTAAAAATTCTTCCATCCAAAAGCCTTCATCCCTTACTTCTATTTTTTTAGTATTTCTTTTATCTAGAAAATTATATCCAACATTCTTAGCATCATCATCTAACATCACCACCCATTTTTCGTCTGTATTTTTTAATATCCAATTTCTAGTATTTGTAATACCCCTCACTTCTTTTGGCACACAAACAATATTTTTTATTAAATCTTTATACTGATGGTATTCGCTTTCAGGAATAAAAAAAGTAGAATTAGGTAATATCTTATTTGTTGTGGTAAGCCCTGCTCTACCCTTACTTGGTACTGCTATCAGCATCTTTTAATCTTTTTTTAAATTCATCCCAATATAATACTCGTTCTAAACTAACTGCATCAAAACCACTTCCTTTTTTATATCCACCTCTACGCACCATTTTTAGTTTTAAAGTTTCCTTTAATTCTTCCCAATCAACAGAATTTGGCTCTGCCATTATAAGTATGTATTCTTTTGGTGGCTCTAATTGAACAGATTGTGGTAATTCAATATCATCATCTTCTTCTAGATCATCAATAGCATTATCAATATTTAAATCTAAACCCCAATCTTCTAATAAATCAGTATCCCAATCATTAGCTAGAACATCCCAATCCCATTCCCCGAAACCTACATTGTCTTTAATTATAAATTCCTGTGCTTTTTTCTCATCTAAATCATCTGCCTGTATAATATAGACTTCTTTTAATCCTATCTCCTTACAAGCCTTATAACGCATATTTCCACCTAGTATAATATTATCCTTATCAACAACTATTGGTCTAAGTGATAACATCTCAGGAAATTCCTTTACACTATTAACAAGTTTCTGAAACTTATGTTTGTTTATGAATCTAGGATTAGCATCATTTTCTTTTATAGATGATATGCTTACCTTTTGTATTTTAGCTTTTATCATTGTATTAAATTTTCTCTAAGGTACAAAAAAATTATTTTCTGTATATTTTTGTAATTACTAATTGAAATATTCCAAAGTAAACAACAATATCTTCTTCGTATATTTCTTTATCTTCAAAGGGATAATGTCTGATTCCAAACAAAATCCCCTTAAAAAAACCTGCTTTAATTTCATAACGTAATAACTCCATAGTATATAATTTGTAGTATAACGTTTTTAAAATTACTTTTTACAACTAAGCACAAAGCACATTAAAACGTGCCTTGTACAACTGTTGTAAGTAATTAAAAAAGACATACAACACAGAATATAAATAATTAAAAATTACACCTTCCGTAATCCATATAGATATTCTCAGCAGGGTTTGTGTAGTAATTCAATATATCTTCATTGTCTTTTGGCTTTGGAAAATTACTTCTTCCACTTTCTGTTAAGATGTTGTACCACCAAGTTAATGCTTTTTTCATTTTTGTAATTTTTAAAAATTCATATTCTAATTCGTTAGCATCAAGGCAATAGGGATAGTCTCCATTTACCAATGTTTAGTGATTTCCTATATCCGTTTCTTTCTGAAAAATAGAGTCTATGTTTAGTCGTGTCTTTCCAATGTATTCCTTTACCAAATAATCGAATCCATCCAAGTCCATTACTTAACGCTATTGCCCAAATGCTAACACCGCATAAACGCAATACATATTGCTTATCATTAGTATAGTTACTGTATTTATATTTTTTTATCATATCTATTATTTTTTTTGTAAGTACTGCGTTTATTCAAATTCGTTACCAGCTCATACCTTCCATTGATGTACTGCTTTCTATTACTTGGCACTTGTCTTTACTTTTCCAAGACCAAGATTTTTTCAATAAACTAATTCTTTCTATAATTTCATCTATTCTATTTTTAGGTAAACCCTCAAATAACATTAATATTTTTTGATCATCAAAACTATAATTTTTAGAATTTAATTTTATTTCTTTAATTTCTTCCTGAAGATGTAGATTTTCTTTTTTAACTTTCCTATACTCATTCTGTAAAAAATGGACTTGGTCTATTTCATCATAGTTTAATTTACTTTTAAATTGAAAGCAGGATTCTAATTCAAAAAGGTCTTCGTTACTTTTCTTGTAAATTGGATACATCTTTACTAAATGTATAACTGATGCGTGATCTGTTTTCTTTCCCATTGAGGTAAAAAAGTTAGCAATACTTGTCCATCTCATATTCATTTTCTTTCTAAAGATATAACAAGCCAACGCCCTTAATTCTACATATTCTCGCTTCCTAGTATTTTGAAATATATCTACTCCTGTCATTTCAATAATACGTTCTGATATTTTTAAATAATCTTTATTCATTTCTTAAAATTTTTATTTCTCGTTCTAAATAATCTTTTGCTTTTAATAGATCTCCTAATTCGTCTTTCTTTTTTCCTGCTCTAATAACATACTTTAATACGTTTCCTCTGCTAAAATTTAATCCGTAATCATTTATGACATCTATAACATCATAATCTTTTCCGTTATCGTAATGTACTTGTGTTGCTTTCATTCAGTTCTTAGTTTTAAAAGGTGATAGCATTCAGCATATTTCTGCCTTGCTTTACCCTTATATTCTTGTTTAAATAATTCGTATAGCTTTCTAGTATATTGGTATTTAGTTTGGCAATCTGCATAATACTTTTCTGCAAACCTTTTACCTTTTCCCTTAAAGTAATTTACATTGTCTGCAGTATCTCCTGCAATCATCTGCTCATAAAAATTATACATAGCTTGATCTTCTGATATGTCAAGTATTTCTTGGTGCTTATAATGATAATTATACATCAGGCACGGAAACTGCTTATAATCTTTATCTATTGATACAATCATAACTTCATTTCTTCCTAATTCTTCAGATAACTTTTTCCAATACCTAGCAACCATATCATCTGTCTCTACTCCGTAACCTACAACACTATCGTATTGTTGTTTTACAAAATCGTGCATTTCGTGTAATAATGGTGGTAATTCTTGCTTTTTCCTATTAGCTTTATACTTGCCTGTAATTAGTTTCCTAAAGTTTCCTCTAGATCCACTAAATGTAATTACTTTATCTATATTATACATATCTTCTAGCTTGTTTACAATAGCCATATATTGCTGATCAAACTTATTTCTAGCATCAGCTATGTCTGTATAATACTTTTCATCCTCAGGATGTTCTCGCTTCCTATAACAACTTGCAAATATTAAACTATCTGCATCTACTAATAATATCATAATATATCCTGTATTGCTCCATCAATATACATTATCGCATTTTGACAAGTGTTATCTTCTATTTCTCCATTTTCAATATCTTCTAAAGCATTTATGTAAATATACCTTATTTGTCTTTCTAACATAGGAAATTCTGCTATTGACTTCATACAATGCCTAGCTAAATCCCCAATATTTATAGTTGTTTTTTTCTGCTTCATAATTCTTTTAATGAATCTTTAATTGAACTTAAATGCATATCCTGCATTTTTTTATTTTCCTTTACAACCTGATCTACTATAAAACCTAAGTCTTTAAATAATTGTTCTACATTAAAAACAACCCAATTATCTTTTCCATATCCAATATGTAATTCTCCGTCTTGACAATAAAGGTGTTCTGTTTCGTGTATGTATGTAGTTTTACTTTTTTTCATATTGTGATAAATTTATTTGTAAGTAATTTCTTAAATCTGATTTTTCTATTATCCTAAACTTAATTGTAATATCAGTTATAGATTGGTCTTTTTCTGTATGGGATTCGATTGATTTTCTAACCTCATCCCATAGTGCTTCATTTACTTTCATTTAATTAAAGTTAAATCTAATTCATTAGCTACATAATTAATATGTTTCTGTGTAGTCTGTGACCAATATCCTAATTGATATAATTTACCCTCTGCTATGGTTGCAACGTGAGTTGTGTAACTCCATACCTGATTTCCTTGAATTGATAAATTTTGCTTGTACTTTGATAATCTATACATCTGTTCTGTTTTTATTGGTTAAACATATTACCTATTTCTAAACCCTTATTTAAACCCTTTTCAAATTCTTGGTTTGCTAGATCACATAATATATCATTTAATGAAATAAATTGTTCTGTTGTTAGATCTAAGTTTAAAGCATTTTTTTTCTCGAATGCTTTTGCTAAATTTGATTTTTTTTGTTCTGTTGACATTTGTTCTGTTTTAATAATTAATAAAGTATAAATATAATATAAATATACTTATAAACAGAAAATTTAATAACTTTTTTTTAAGAAATATTAATATTAATTATACTAGCATCGTTTTCTTCTAGTAAATAAACATCTTTAAGAAGTCTTTTTTTTGTCCACATTGTAGTGTCAGGACAATATTTTTTTACAGGTATTGGCATCTGTAGATTATTAAGCCAATATAAAAAGTTGCCTTTAGGATCATTAACAAAATATAATTTAATTACATCTTCATCTAATGACATTAGAGCATCGTACTTATCTTTCTCAAGCATCTTCTGTTCGTAATACTTATTACGAAATTTCATTTCAATAACGCAGTCTTTTCCCCTTGGTGTTTTACCTATTGCATCGTATCTAGTGAAACCATCACCACACCATTTTAAATCCCATCCATCTAAGTTAAGCAGGAACACAACTGCCTTTTCCCACTTATTAATTTTTTTTAATCCCATTGTTCCAAATGATATTCAATTCTTTAATCCATTGAACTATTCTTTTGGGGTTACAAGTACAGGGTTTATGGTATTTATGGTTGTAATACTTTGCGTGGAGTTGGCAAACCAATTCAAATTCTTCAGGGGATAAGTGCTGTTTTTTACCCATCCTGAATTTTCGCCAATCAATTCTATCTTCTTTTTCAAATTTTACCATCTTTTAATTTTTATATTATTAAGACTTTCTCGTCTTTTATCACAATTACATTTTGTTCCTTTATAAGCGTGATATTTATCTACAAGGTATTTAATACCTGTATATTTAGTTATGTAATAAATTAAATCTCCTAATTTCATTATATCGATTTTAAAATTTCTAAACAAAGTTCATTTGGTATCTTACTTCTATTATAATTACCTTTTATTCCTTGTGTTCCTGTTCTACTTCCCCTTGGTGCTGATTCGTGATGACAATTATTATTCCCATTAAAACATTCAGGTCTAGGCTGCCATCCATTTATATTTAATAATGATCTTATATTATTGCTCCAAATATCTGTAGGTTTTGCTCTATTATCTCCGTAGGTACAATACCAAACTGTTGTTTTTGGTAAACCAATCATAAAATTTTGTTTTCTTAATAAACCCCTAGGATTTTCAATATACCATTTATCAGGATTTAATTCTTTAATAATTTGTAATGTTTTTTTCACAATCAAATCGCTTTTAATTGCAAAATTAGACAATGGTTTATTTTTAGGTCTATGGTGTGAAATAGCAGCAATACTATAAGTTGTGCAAGGTGGACTAGCCCATATAATATCAGGCTGAAATGGAACTTTTTTTATATCAAAATTTAATATATCAACTACATAATCTATTTTATCAAAGTCATTTACATCACTACTAAAAACATCATAACCTAAACTTTCAGCTGCTTTTCCAATACTTCTACTTCCTGCAAATAATTCTAAAACTTTCATTTAAATTTTGTTAAGTATTTATTGTCAATTACGTATGTTTCTCCGAAGCCAAAATCTTTTATTTCTTTTAATTCTATTACTTTTTTTCTTTTTATATGACCTATTAATTCAACAGAGTTTTCCTGCACCCAAGCAAGTACATAATGCTTTGCTATCTTTCTTTTAAATTGATTTGCAAATAATAATAAAGGTGGTCTGTTCTTAGAATTAGAAGATTTAACATCGACACCATATTTAAAGTCGCTTCCTGAATCACCCTTGCCAATAGTTAATACATCAACCTGTTCTCCTGTATGTTTAGAATAAGCATATTCTCCAAGAACACCTATGTAATGCCTCCACCAAGCAGGTTTACTTTTAAAGAAATTAGAACTATTTTTTGTATCTGCGTGATTCATTGAGCCTGATCTTTTCATTGCTAAATCTTTGCACCAATCTAATTCTTTGTCTGTTAATTTGATTATCATAGTAGCTTTTTTAATTTGTCCTTTACTTTTCTATATGTGTTGTAAAGTGTATAATATTCAATATACGAATTTCTAGAAAAATCTGCTATACTTTCACCCTCGTTTATTATTTCAAATACTTTTCTGTCATACCAAAACATCTTATTTAATTCAGATTTTATTTTATCATAGGCTTCATCATAATCTACATCACAATCTAATTTAGTATAATTGGTATCTTCTATATTAAGCATTGTAATATTTTTACCCTTACGTTTTAAATCTATGTATAATGTTTTTAGAACTTTATAAATGTAGTAGTAATTAATATCATTATCATAATAAATAATGTCTAAACCTGCTTCTATTTTTGGTATAATCTTAATATACATTTCCTGTACAATGTCTTCAGCTATTGTTTTATTACAACCAAATGAATTAACAACATTAATCCAAGTCTTATGCTTTTTAGCTAGTAATAATATAACTTCTTTTTCAGACATTATTTCAATGGGTCATATAAATTTTCTACTATTTGAGGTAATCCAAAATCATTAACTTCGAAGCTAAAAGTATCAAAAGAATAACCTCTAGATCTTCCACACTTTACAGTTACCCAATCTTTGTTCACAGTGTTTGCTTCTAGCTGAATTACCGTTTCTGCTTTCTTTTCTAAGAAACTACCTAGATGACCTGTACCTAGTTTTGAACTACCAAAGTTTTGATGTATAACGTTTATTATGTGGCATTTGTAAATTGATGACCATTCCATTAATTTCTGAACTAGATGATTACTTTCAGAAATATTGTTAGCATCAGAACATAAATCTGCAATACCATCTATAATTAATAAAGATGGTGTTTTAATTCTTTCTTTTAAATAGTAATCTATGAATTCAATTCTCATTTTATAGTCTATTGACCTCAATCCAAAGGTATGATAAATTTCTGAATTAATATTAGAGTCCATTTTATGCACCCTTTCAAATACTTTTTGGCAATGCCAAGCCCCTTGTTCTGTATCTATATGAATTAATTGTCCATCTTCTCCACGATGTCCTTTTATATCTCCTCCAAATTGATTTTTATCACTTAAATAACAAGATGCTAATAGTGATATAAAAAATGTTTTCTTTGTTTTAGGTGGTGCAGTTACTACTGATAGATTTCCGTATGTTCCTAATGCTATCGGTACAATTAAATCACCATCTATTTTATTTGATTTTACTACTTTCTCACCATAAGATAATGCTACAGGTGGATAGTCTACTTTTTCTTTAGAATTTATAAAACAATCTTCTTCTATAAATTGCATTAACATTCTGTGTTCGTTCTGTTTTTCTGTCATTTGATAAATATATAAAAAAAAAGGTATAGATTATAAAACCTACACCTTTTTTATTAAAAATGGTTAGTTTTAAAATGGTAAGTCTGCATCTGCAGTTGCTTCAACCTTAGCTTCTTCTTTTTCTGCTAAAGTGATATTTCCATCAGTCCAAACTACTTTTCCATTTCCTAAGTAATTTTTTTGAACTTTAGCATCCCTTTCTTCTTTGGTTTGACTATCCATAAAGGCAACATTGTTTCCATATCTAGTTTCATCCTGAACTGATATTGTGAAATTATAATAGACTGCTCCGTCTTTGCCCATTATAAATTTTTCTTTTGGTAGCTTATCTACTCTAATTGATCCTGTAATTAATGTACTCATAATATATAAAATTTAAATTATTTCTTTTTAAAATCATCTGATTCATCTTCACCAAAAACTCCTAGTTCATAAAAACCTGTAAGTTTTAAAACAGCCCTGCTTAATGCTCGTTTCTCTGCCATTTCAGCAACATACCAACTATTGCAATTTCCATCTTTATAATTAGCACCTTTTAATGCACTTCCAAAAGTTTCTAAGATTGTATTTGGTTTTGCTGAAAGATATGCATTCGCTTTAAATACTGCAAAGTTAGTTTCACATCTTATAACCTCATAAGTTATAGTAATGTTTTCTTTAGC